GTTCAGGAAGAACAAGAAGCAAGGTGAGACAGCCCTCCAATACGGTGGGCCACGCTTCCGTTACGTTGTGCGGAAGTTGGAGAAGCAACACGAAGAAACCTTCAGATTCAAGGAGTTTGTCTGAAATGACCACAATCAACCGCATCACGGGTCACGACCTTGCTCGGTTCAACACTGACGAAAGTTTGCGCGTCTACCAAGAAGTCGCAACCAAGTCAGCGATCTACCCCGGCCAGGGCACCCCGCTCGGGCTTGCCTACTGCGCCCTGAAGCTGAATGGGGAGGCGGGTGAGCTCGCAGAGCACGTCGGCAAGGCAATGCGGGATGACGGGCTGATACCCTATGACCCGGGAACTGCTGTTGTGTATCTTGAACACGCCAAGCTGACTGATGGTCGCAAGGCCCTGATCATCAAAGAGGTCGGTGACGTGCTGTGGTATCTGAGCGCCATCTGCAACGAGCTTGGCATCAGCCTGGCAGAAGCTGCAATGATCAACCTTGAGAAGCTGAAGGACCGCACCGACAGGGACGCATTGCGCGGCTCTGGAGACGAACGCTAGCTCGCGCTCAGCAACGGTTGCGCACGCTAGCGCAGCTGAACAAGTGAATCCGCGCCGGGCGGTCCCCGGTAAACAAGGAGGCTTAAATGAAACGTCTACTTATTGCAACAACCGCACTCTGCGCGCTGAGTTTCCCAGCGCTTGCAGTTGAAAGGATGCAGTGCAGCGTCCGAATTCTGAACAAAGCGGGTGAAACCGCCTACTGCACCATCCGCTGGATGACAGCTGAGCAGCTGACAGACTGTGACTGCGGAGTTGTTCCTGTGGTCACCGAGCCCAGTGGTTCTGATATCATGGTTCCCAAGTTTACGCCGAGGCCGCCGGATGAAACCCCTCCGGACGATGACGACGAACCTGAAGATCCGGATGACGACACCGACCCGCCCGATGATGACGATGAAGGTGACCCGCCTGACGATGAGGATGATGACGAAGGTGATCCTCCTTGCGAGGAAGACCCAGATGATGAAGACCCGCCAGATGGCGAGGATGACGAAGACGACCCGAAGGACAACAATGGTCACGGGAACGGCGATGAAGGTGACTGCCAAGGGCGCGGGTGCAACGACCCGGACAACCCAAGCGGCAGCAAGCCCAAGAAAGACAAGAAAGACTGATTGTTTCAGCTGGCTAGCTCCGAAAGGAGCTAGCTTCTCAAACAACCGGAGAAAATCATGCGTATGCCCGAAATAGACGACCTGAATACCATGTCCATGCTGATTGCAGGCTGTAGTTTCGACTACATCACCGATCCGAACCACCGAGCACGCATCGTTGAGCTCTGCATTGCTGCGGATCAGGCTGAGCAACTCAATTGCATTGCATACCAGCTTGAAGAAATTGACGGAAGTCTAACCCCGTTGCACAGTTGGTTCACGAAGTCGGACGAATACCGGAGGTTTTGACATGACCACACCTGCTGAACTCGGTGTTCCTGCCATGTCACCAGACGACATTGTGCTTGAATTCAGAAAAGGTTGCAGCAACACAGTCGGTGGCAAGCCTGAAGACTGTGAGAACTGCCTTGGAACTGCTCTTGGTCTTCTCCTTGTGCATGGCTTTAGCGGTGAAGAGGCGCTTTCACTGCTCAAAGGACCCACAGGCAAAGTTAGATAAACTCAGAATTAGGGGCGCGCGCTATTTTTTGCTCGGGGTGAGCGATTTGCACAGAACTTAGCCTACCCCCGGCTATACGGCAAACAATCAGAACTAGGGCAGACTAGGGTTAGATATAACGAAAAACCGCGAGAGGCTGGTCGGGCTCGGATCGCGAGAATCGTCGTCGGACCACAGAGGGAGGAGGGGGACGTGGCCGGCCCCATCTCGAGGCGACACCTGCCTGACGGCCTAGCTGTTATAGTGTAACACCATGGACAACACATATCCATCTAGGCATATGTATGGATGGGCATCCACTAGCACCCAAGCAGCAGCACCACTTACCCCTGCACAGCAGCACCCATCACCATGATGCTGCACAGCAGCATAGATGCTGCCTGGGCACAAGCAAGCGCACCCCTTGCAAGGGGTAGGTCTGCCAGCACAGCCCATAAGGGGCCGCTACAGCGTAGGTCTGCGGTCCCTTGACCCTTGGGGCGAGTAAGGGGTTAGCCGGCACCACGTGGCAAATCGGGTTTTTTCGTATGGGCTACGACCTGGGTCGGCCCAACCTATAGGGCCCCACACAAGAGCTTGGGCTGCAAACATTGCAAACCACTACATCCGGTCGACCTAAAAATAGTGGGAAAAATCCCACCATTGCCCTTGTAATTGGGTCCAGCTGGAACTATGTTAGTGGAGTGGGGGGAGGTTGGCTCACCCCTAGCTCGAAAGGTGCTACCCATGTTGCAAGCTACCCGTCCCGTCCCGCTGCGCTTTGCCGAAGCCGACGCTTACGTCGCAAGCGCCGAAAACAGCGGTTGCGTCGAAACCCTTGCTAGCGCGCTGCGCTTCCGCAACATGGTGCGGGGTTACAACCGCACCCAATGCACGGAACTGGACCGTGCGCATTTCCGTGCATGGTTGAAGCGCATGTCGGAGGTGTAGCGGTTAGGGGGTGCGCTGCACCTCCATTCCGCTGCACCTGCGCAGCATAACCCGCACCCCTACGGTGCAAGATAGGAGAACTACTATGGACTTCGCTTCGATGAACAAAGCCACCCTTCGCGCAGCCTGCAAGGACGCCCGCATCTCCTACGGTGGGATGAGCAACGACAACATGCGGGCCGCGCTGAGCGCTCACCATGCTGCGCTGAGCGCCCAGCGTGCAGCGGACGAAGCGGCGCTTGCGGACCGTGCGAGCTACCTCGCTTCTTTGGGTGAGTTCGGCGAGGGGGAAAGCGCTGAAACCGCTGTGTGCCCGCACTGCGGTATCAACCACTTCGACAACGGGGTTGTTTCCCGGGACGACGAGGCTGCGAACAAGCCCGGGGTGACGCTGCACCAGGAAGGGATGGTTGCGCACTGGGAGTGCATGGGGTGCGGCGGACAGTGGGGCGATGTGCGCGAACCCTACGTTGCCCCCCGCAAGCCGAGCACGAAGGAGATCAAAGGAACCGGGCTGAAGATCGAAAAGGACCGGGTGATGCGCAACGGTATCAAACAGCCGAGCATCGGTGGCGCGTGCCGCAGCGTTTGGGATGCTTGTGCTGAGATGCAAGCGCTGAACCCCGATACCCCGCTGACGGTGAAGCAGGTGAAGGAGCACGCTGCAACCATGCAGTGGAACGTCAACAACGCGACGATCGAGTTTTACCGTTGGAAGAAGTGGGCTGCACCGACCGCCGAGGAGCAGCTGGCCCAGCACGAAGCAGCGCGCAACGCCGAAGCTGACGAGAAGCTTGCCAGCACCCCGGAACCCGACGCCGGTAACTGACCACAACCCGCGCAAAGCACATCGGGCGCCTTCGGGCGCCCTTTGTCGTCAGGTGAGCTAACTTTTCCGTTCGACAGCCCTTGTTATCGGTCGGCCGAGGGCTTACCTTGTAAGCACGGGGAGGTTTGACTCACCCGCCACATCAAGTAGGAGCTACCAATGTTCGAACTCGCTATGGAATACCTCCGCGCATACCCCGCCGCGCTTGTGCTCGGTGCGGTCATTGCGTCCGCTACGTTTGCAACCGTCACGTCGCGGTGGCTGTGATGCAGAAGCGTATTCAGTTCAACACCGGGCGGCGCTACACCGCCCAGGGGCAGCGCATTGTCGCTGTCCTGCATGACGACAACGTTGTCACCTTCCGGGACCACGACCGGATGATCGCTGGGGAATACACGTCATATTTCCCCGAGGACTTCTGCGCAAAGGAGGTCTTGGACATCTACGACTGCAACGCATACCACATGAGCTCCAGGGCGCTGGGCCCCGGGCATGAATGGAAGGAAAACTGATGCTGAAGCACCTTGGACCACTGACCGCGTTGAGCGGTCTGCTTGCAACCGCTACGGTTGCCAACGCCCACCCCGCCACCGTGCTGGTATTCAGCACCCCCGAGGTTGACGTGCTGGTCGCAGCATACGACACCCCCGAGGACTGCGAAGAGGTCGCTTGGACCTTGCAGCGCTACACCACTGCGCCCGCCACCTACACCTGCGAACCGGAGGAAGCACAATGAGCCCGACCCAAGACCTGCACCGCAAGCTCGCAATCCTGCGGGAAGAGGCGCGTCACCCCGAATACACCCCCGCTGAGCGTGCTGCGGCGCGCGCTGAGGCGGCTGAGCTGGAGCGCAAGCTGCGGGAGCAGGAACCCCCGTTGCGGGTTGTGCTCCAGGGGCGCATCGGAGGGTGGCAGTGATGTTGGCCCCGGTATACGACGCTCGCACCTGGACCCCTGGGCGCTACGCCGAGACGGTGCAGTCCAAGGACTACTCTGACGAGCAGGAGGCGCGCGCTGCGGTTGAAGCAGCGGGTGAGGGACAGCTTATCAAGTTCGCGCGGACGCACAACCTGCCGGGGGCGCTCCCCCCGGTCCGGTTGCACTCGATCTGGCTTGAGACCTACAGCGCGGGCACCTGGAAGAAGGTGAACATCCACTGCTAACCTGACCCGCACCAGTTGACCCCGCTAGCAGACACAGCTGGCGGGGTGAACTCGTGAGCAGGGGACTGACCCCGTGCATGACCACAACCTCGAGGTTCGCGGATGCAGCGCGCACGACCGCCAATAGACATCTGCAGATGTAGAAAGCTATCGAGCTCGGCAGGCTGGCGGTCAGCATCAAAGTTATCAAAGAGCGTCGGCTAATTTGGCATCACCCCTATAGTGGAGAGGGGTGTGGCGGCTACTTCTCGCCCTGTGGCGGTTCGGGGTGTAGTGGAGACGTCAGCTAGAGTTACATCCCAATCGCCAGTAACTTAGGCAGTCGGAAAGGCCGACGTCTCCGAAGGTTCAGATTCAGTATCCAAGGTTCAAAGGTTCCTAGCTGCACCCTAGCACGCCGGGCAACCGCATCGCAAGGCCTAATTGTGGATATAATGCAATTAGAGTGGATGCACACTGTTATCCGAAGCATCTGTAGTTCGAAAACTAGCGCAAGGTTGGCTCGAATAGTAGGGATTTAGGGGACCCCTATAGGGTGTAAAAATTAACAGTTTTAACACTTTAACAGCAATGTGAGAAATGCCGTATAGCCCCTTTTAGCGTTCGAAGATCGGCAGGCTACACAACCCACTTTAACCTCAACCCGTTGCCTACCTTATAGCCTTATAGCCCCTTTATAGCCGGCTACACAGCTTTTCGGGTATATACCCCCCTCGACTATTTAAGCTAAATTGCTAAAGGGCTACACAACTCGCTTTATAGCCCAAAATTTTGGCAGTTCCGGCTAATTTTGACAATCGGGTAAAATTTGACAATTCGAGCTCAATATTTGAGCTTGCTATCCATATTTGAACCGTGCAACCATTGCGCCAGCACTCTCGCCCGTTGAGGACATACCATGTCTGACGAATGGACTACCGCACCAGCGCCCAAGCCGATATTTGACGAAGCCGAATATATCGGCATCGCCAGCGTCGAAGATGCACAGCAAGTTGCCGCTCGGGAGTTGCAGCATTACACGGGTGACCCTGCAGAATTTGACCCTTCGACGTTCTTTCCTGCACCTGAGCCACCGCCCCCGATTCCCGTGCCCGCACAGCCCGCAAGCGCTGCACTGGTGCCAGCTGAGCCAATGCCTGTGGTCACCACAGACCCTTGGCACGCGCCCTGGTGCGGCCCCTGTAGCCCGGAAATGGCGCAGGAAATCGAGGAGTTGCTTGCCGCGGGCGTGGAATTTGACGAACCTGAGGATCCGGCCGACGCCAAGTATCCACTTCTGAAGCTGAAGCCAATGGAATCGCTCGTGTGGCAGGTCCACACGATGGCCGAGGCGCGCGTGCTGCAGAACCGGGTGAACGTCTATATCAACCGCATCACGAAGCGCACTGGGCGGCACTTCAAGACTCGGAAGCATGTCTATGGGCCGGATATGATTGCACTGGAAGTGGCTCGAATTATTTGACAACTCGGAGGTAAAAGAGAATGTCTGATGCAAAACCTATGCCTGGAGACACGCTTGACTTCATGCGGGTGACGACCCATGAGGACGGTAAGTCCTATCTGGTCGAAGGCCACGACAGGCAGGTTGCCTATGAGCAGTTCGGACAGGACATCACCGTCCAGTTCTACACTGCGGTTCTGCTCGTAGAGACGAAGGAGGGCGGATGATGGTTGGCTCGCCGAAGCTTGCAACGCACCTTGCGACACTGAACCTGTTCAGGAATCCTGATGGGTCTGTGAGCGTTACGGTGCAGGATGGGCGCGGTGCGATTTCCGAGATGGATGTCGCTGGGCGCCTTGGCGCGGGTGTCCCGCACGACTACATTATGACACTGGTCAGAGAGGCGGTGAAGAAATGAAATTCCTTACACGGATGCTTGACAGGTTCGAAGCTAGCGTTGGACGCTGGTTGGAGAAGCCTGACCTGGAGTATGAAGAATACAACAGGCAGGAAGATCGCCGCTATGCTGAGATTGAGGCGCAGCGCAAGCAGGCTGAAGAGAACGCTGTCAAAGCTGCGTTCCGCGTGCCTGATCCGGCGTTGCTTATCCGGCCTGTGCATTTGACAAATCTGATGCCTTCGCTGTTCGGAGCTGGTGTCAGGACGGTTGGCATTGACAGCCAGGGCGACATCCACGTCACCTATGACGGGAACCGCAAGGTTATCTACATCGCAACGGAGGTTGCTCATGGCACGTGAAACCCTGCACCTTGCAGCACGGAAGAACGGAAAGACGGTGGCAGCTGGGCGCAGTGTTAAAGCGCGCCTGATTGACGCTTTGACGGCCCGTGGATACAAGGTTGACCACAACCGCAGCAGCGCTCGCTTCGCAGCCTTTGCGAAGCCCGGAGCGCATCTGTTGTTCTTCATTGGGCAGAACGGTGAGCTCAACAAAGGCACGGATGCTATCGGAAGCGTGCCCGCAACGAATGCGCGCAAGGTGCTGCTCGAGGAAGTTCCAAAGTAGCTGAACAATTCGCTTGCCGCTAGTTCACCCCTTGTGCTAGGGTTGCAGCACGGGGAGGTTGGCTCGCCGATATGTGAGGAGTTCAGACTATTCCAAACGCGATGATTGGTGCCAAGTTTGTGAGCCTGTCCTACTACGGAGGATTCGGGCTGGAAGTTGTTACTTCCAAAGAGAAGCACTGGATTTTCTTTGGGCGGAATCCGCTTGCGGTTGCGCTGTTCATGCAGGCAAACGAAGTGCGGCATTTCTTCTACAACGGAACCGTGGCTGACAACGCAGAGCATCTGGAAGGATTCCGAGCTGCCTGCAAGTCTATCAACTATGAGGTGTGAGATGACATTCGAAGAAGCGTGCCAGGCAATCGTTGACGCTGGTAATGACCCGAAGCAGGTCAATCAGGTCAACTACGCGGTCAACTACGCCTACGCAGGCATCTACAGGATTCCCAAGGAAGACGCTTACGCGCGCAAGGTGCAGGCGCTCTACATCCTGGGTAACATCACCCGGTGGCGCGGTGACAAAGCCAAAGAGGTGCGAGCTTTCCTGAAGGCTTTCTCCAAGTAGACGAATCCCATGCGGGCGCACCTTCCCACCAGTGCGCCCGCAACCCTGCAACCGGACCGCAATGTCGGGCGGGTGCAAATAGTTCAGCGCTATCCGCAAATAGTTCTTGAACATCTAGTTCCCTTGTGCTACTTTTGTTCATGGGCAATGGTGCCCGTCTAGAGGATTGATCGAAATGTCCGCACCGATTCGCACTTGGTCTGCCTACCAGACCGCAATCTTTGACTTTGTGAAGCACGACACCCGCAACGGGATCGTTGAAGCTGTTGCAGGGTCTGGCAAATCCGCAACCATCAAGGAGGCGTTCAAGCACGTCAAGGGAGAAGCAATCTTCCTGGCGTTCAACAAGTCCATCGCTGACGAGCTGAAGAAGGCTGGCGTCAACGGACGCACCTTCCACTCGCTGTGCATGATGCCCGTGATGCGTGCCCGCGGGGCGCGTGACCCTGAGATGAACAAGCTGCGGAAGCTAACGGAGGAACGGTTCAGCGGTGAGGACGTCCGCCTGTATGGTGCGTTCGCGCAGAAGCTGGTGGGGCTTGCGCGCGGGGTTGGCATTGGGTGCCTGGTGCAGGACACAGAATATGCGTGGATCGAGCTGTGCGAGCACCACAACATCGAGCCCGACGCGGATGAAGCTGACTTCGGGCGTGCAATCGAGGTTGCGCGGGAGTTGCTGGACCTGTCCAACGCCAGCAAGATGGTTGACTTCGATGACATGCTTTACTTCGCAGTCAAGGACGGAATTACCCTGCCCAAGTTCGACTTCGTGTTCGTTGACGAAGCACAAGACACGAACGCTATCCAGCGCGCGGTGCTTCGGAAGATCATGCGCCCCAATGCGCGCATCGTTGCGGTGGGCGACTCCGCGCAAGCCATCTACGGTTTCCGCGGTGCGGACAGTGCGTCCATGGACCTTTTGCGTGAAGAGTTCAACTGCCACCCGCTACCGCTGACCATCACCTACCGTTGCCCGACCAGTGTGGTCACCTACGCCCAGCAGTGGGTCCCGCACATTGAAGCAGCGCCGGGCAAGCCCGAGGGGCTGGTGCAGGAACATGGCACCGACTGGAAAGTTGAAGACTTCCGTTCCGGTGATCTGGTTGTGTGTCGCAAGACTGCACCCCTGCTGACGGTTGCCTACCGCTGCATCCGCGCCAATGTGCCTGCCACGGTGATGGGACGTGAGATCGGGCAGGGTCTGAAGGCACTGATCAAGAAGATGAACGCCCGTGGATTGGACAAGCTTCAAGAGAAGCTTGAAGCATACCTCGAGCGTGAATCCGAAAAGCTTCGGGCGAAGAAAGAAGATGCAAAAGTTGAAGCGCTCGAGGATAAGGTTGGGAGCTTGCTGTTCCTGATCGACAACCTGAAAGAGAACAAGCGCACCATCCCTGATCTGGAAGCAGGCATTGACTACCTGTTCGCCAACAAGGCTGATGCGGTTGTCCTGGCGACCATTCACAAGTCCAAGGGGCTGGAAGCTCCGCGGGTGTTCTGGTTGGGCCGCGCTGAGTGCCCTGCTAAGTGGGCCCGCCAGGATTGGCAGAAGCAGCAAGAACTGAATCTCTGCTATGTTGCAGCAACCCGCGCCCAGGAAGAACTTCACATGATTGAACTTGCAGGAAAGGAGGTGTGAGATGACCACATTGGTTGAAAGGCTGAACCTGTCCGTCGGCGGTGACGCGTATGTTTCAGATGCTTACAGCCGTCTGAAACGTGGTAAGGTGACGAAGATCACTCCGAGCGGACAGGTTGTCGTTGAAATCCCGACCGCGAGCAGCCCCGTCGTTTATCGGTTCAACAACAGGGGGCATGAGATCAATCCGTCAAGCAAGTGGAGGCAGGCAGACCTGATTTCCAAAAGCTGTCTACGAACGGGGTATTGCTTCGCAGAAGCGTGACAATGCCCGCAAGCTCTTGCAAACCAGGATTGACGGTCTGTCAGGAAGGCCGGTGATGGACCCGGCAACGCCCGAGCTTCTCGAAGCTCTTGCAAAAGAAATCCGCGCTTTTCAGGCTGATGTTAGCTAGCGCTAGCTTAGACTTGCAAAACAGGTGTTGCGAAGCCCCAGCGGGTTGTTTATGCTCACCCGTTACACGGGTCCTGGAGGTAGTATGCCGACGGCACAAGAAGAATTCGACAAGACGTATATAACCTCCAGGGAAATCTGCCAATACCTGAATATCAACAGATCTACTATTGTCCAAGGAAAGCAGAGGGGATTGCTTCCTGAGCCCATTTTGATTGATGGGGGCAGTGGACAAGTGCAGCTCTGGAAGCGCAGTGAAGTCATGCCTTACCTTGACGCTTGGCGCATTAATCTGAAAGCAAGGCGCGGGGAGCTGCGGGCATGAATGACCGGGCAGCGGGATGGCCGACCATCCCTGACGAGCTCAAGGAGCTGGCGCAGTGGTGCGTCGCGGGTGCCAGTAAGGCACCAATGTCAATTGGTGCAGATGGAAAGTTGTTCCACGCTTCAGTGACGCAACCAAGTCAGTGGATGCCATTTGAGCAAGCGGCGCGATACGCTTGGGAGAACGGGCAAACTATCACTCGACATGTTTTGAAAGATGGGAGCATTGTTGAGCAGGCAGGGTATGACGTTGGATTCATACTGCATGAAGCTGACCCGTTTACCTGTATTGACCTTGACGTCAAAGACGCGCAGAGCAACCCATCAGAGCCACACCTGTGGACAACGCCTGAGCAGTTCGACCGATATACCAGCATCATGACGCAGTTCGACAGCTACACCGAGCTGAGCCGTGGAGGTAAAGGGGTCCACGTTTGGATAAAAGGTAACGTCGGTCGAGGGTTCCGTCGTGACGGGGTTGAGGTATACAGCCAGGAGCGTTTCATTATCAGCACTGGTAAAGTTGTGATGTCACGCCCTATTCGTGATAATCGACTGATGCTGGCTAACCTTGTTTCACGGATGATGCCTGCTCCAGGTGAGTTTAAGCTCGAGGAACATCCTGAGCGAGAAGATGACTGGGCAGTTCTTGAAACTGCATTCCGCGCAGCCAACAGCGAAAAGTTTATCCCACTTTGGGAAGGCCGTTGGAAGGAACTTGACTTTCCTTCCCAATCTGAAGCTGACCTTGCGCTGATGTCAATGCTTACGTTCTACAGTCCATCGAATTCTCAGTGCAGACGGTTGTTCCGTGAGAGTGGATTGGGCAAGCGTGAAAAGGCTGTCAAGGACGATCGTTACTTGAACTTGACGTTAACCACAATCAGGGAACGTGAAGCTCGAGAACAGCGCGCTGACATTAGCATCATGCTGAAGCAGGCTGAAGCATTTGCTGAAGCCAACCGCACCGTTCGCGAGCGCACCGCCGCTGAGATACAACGGTTGACGGGCGTAGCAGCCACCCCCGTTGAATTCGGTGCCCCACAATCCCGCAGCGAGGCACCTTTGCACGTTGCGGGCAGCAGCGCACCAGCGCAGGCACCAGCGCCCGAATCAGTGCAGCTGGCAGGGTTGGCACCCATTACTGAAGGGGCGCTGCAAGCCGGCGAGCACGGGCTGCCTTGGCCGCCGGGGTTCACGGGTCATATTGCACGGTATATCTACAACTCAGCGAACCGTCCGGTCAAGGAGGTTGCTATCGTTGCAGCCCTTGGACTGCTGGCCGGGTTGTGTGGTAAGGCGTGGCACATTCCAAAGTCTGGTTTGAACCTTTATATTATCCTGATTGCGAAATCTGCTATCGGTAAAGAAACGATGCACAACGGGATCAGTGAGATTGTGAGCGCTTGCAAGCGAGAGAACCCTGCATTCCAGAAGTTTGTCGACTTCACAGAATACGCTTCCGGTCCTGCGCTTATCAAAGCTTGCGTCGCTAACCCGTGTTTCCTGAATGTTAGTGGTGAGTGGGGGCGAAAGCTGAAGCGTCTTGCGCATGAGGATGGACGAGATGGTCCAATCCAAACACTGCGAACGCAGATGACGAACCTCTACCAGAAGTCAGGCCCGCAATCTATAGTTGGGGGCATCGGGTATAGCGCAACCGATAACAACGTTGCATCGATTAGCGGTGTCAGCTACAGCATGATCGGCGAAACAACACCGGGGACATTCTACGACTCGCTGACTGAAAGCATGATGGAAGACGGGTTTATGTCACGCTTCCTGATTGTTGAATATGACGGATTGCGCCCTGAAGCGAACAAGCTTCCGTTGACCGCACCTGATGAATATATGAAGCGAGCACTCAATTCTATCGCCCAGCAGGCAGACAACATGACTGCGAAAGATTACTCGCAGTTGATCAACCGCACCGAAGATGCTCGCATTCTGATGGAATCGTTTGAGCTCGAGTGTGATAACAAAATCAATGGAACGAACGACGAATCGCGCAGGCAGATGTGGAACCGTGCTGCGCTTAAATCACTCAGAATTGCAGGGCTTCTGGCGGTTGCTGACAATTGGCTGACACCTTGTATCACCTTGGAACAGGTGCAGTGGGCGCAAGCTGTGGTCAGGAAAGATATAGCAATTATGAGCAAGCGTCTTGAAAGCGGCGACGTTGGACAGGGTGACAAATCACGCGAGCGGAAGCTTGTTTCGATTATGCACGATTACCTGTCGAAACCTGTTCCAGATGGCTATAAGGTTCCTGAGCCAATGCGGTTGAACGCGATTATACCAAGAAGCTATCTGCAAGTCAGAACGCAGAGAGTTTCATCCTTCCTTAACCACAAGGCAGGTTCAAACCGTGCGCTGGATGATGCTCTTGCATCTATGATGGCTTCGGGATACATTATGGAAGCCAAGAAAGACGCGGTTGCTGACGCCTACAACTTCCACGGGAAAGCCTTCAAGATTATTCAGCTGCCTAACCAAGCAGTTGACGATTTGGCAAATTAGGTGTTGCAATCGAACCGAATGGCGTTTAAGGTTAGTTCTGCGGGGTTGCCCGCGTTGATAGGAGTTTGACATGAACGCAGAAGGAAGAAAGCTCATTGCGAAATGGGTCGCAGCTCTTGACGACATCAAGAGTGAGATCGAAGAGCTCGCAAGTGAAGAGCGTGAAAAGTTTGACAACCTTTCTGAAGGGTTGCAGCAAGCTGAACGGGGGCAGGCAATCGAAGCTGCCGCTGATGCACTCGACACCGCGCAGAGCACCTCTGAAGAAATCTGTGACACGCTTGATGAGTTGGTGGCAAAGGTTGACCAGCTGATCGACGAGCTTTCGGAAGCGGAGGGGAACTGATGCGTGCGCTCCTCCAGCTGAGCGATGGCTCCAAGGAGGAGCTCGTTCTTGATGACTCCGGCATTGTTGGTGTCGTTCTTTTGCGGCGCGGAGATCAATACTTCGTGTTTGACGGCTATTTGGGTGGCTATGCCCACACAGCCCTCTTTACAGAATGCCCCGCGCCGCTTATACTGCCTGAACTAACCCCGAAACCTGCCCAGAGACGCTTCTTGGGCCAGAAACCGAAGGATCCGAACAATGGTTGACATCAACCCCGACCCCGTCACCCCGCAAGAGCTGGCGCAGTGGTATGAACTCAAAGACACGCTTGCAAAGGTGAAGCAAGCTGAAGCGCTGCTCCGCGGGCGCATCTACCGCCACTATTTCCAGGACCCCAAGGAAGGGACCAACAACTACGACATCGGCGATGGGACTGGTGCAGTCCTGAAGGCGAACCGTGTGATCGACCGCAAGGTTGACGTCGCGGCGCTGGATGCGTTGAAGAAGGCGCAGGAAGAGAACTGGGGCGAAAGCAAGGCGCCGGGAACCGTCCCGCAGGTTCCGCTTTTGAAACTTGACGAACTGATCAGGTGGAAGCCCGAGTTGGCGATCAGCGAATACCGCAAGCTGACCGACAACGAACGGCACTACTTTGACCAGTGCTTGATCATCAAGGACGGTTCACCGTCGCTGGAGATTGTGATCCCGAAGAGGGTGCAGACCTAATGCAAGTCACCCTGATGGTTGATGGTTCCTTCTGCCCCGAGACAGGGGCAGGAGGTTTCGGTTACTGGATTGCCAGTTACCGTGGAAAGAAGCCTGGTGCTGGACCCATAAAAGGGGTCTGCATTAACCCGACTGAAGTTGAAATGAAAGCTGTCTGCAACGCGCTTGTCGAAGCTGTTAACTCGGGCCTTGTTGAACCGGGTGATGTTGTCCTTGTGCAAACTGACAGCAAGAACACGATTGCGGCGTTTGAAGGTCGCCGCATTCCAGGCGAGCAGGCTGAACGGGATGCAGTAAGCTTCCTTGACGGATACAAGGCGGATAAGAATTTGACAATTCAGTTTCGCCATGTGAAAGGGCATAGTGATGCGCCGGGGGCACGCTTTGCCGCCAACAACCATTGCGACCAGCGTGCCAAGCAGGCAATGCGGAAGGTTCGCCACAAGCTGAGGTCTAGTGCATGTTCACCCAACTGATCGGACAAAGCGCAGTTGTTCGCAAAGGAGGCATCTACAAGCCTTGTGATATCTACGAATATCGTGGGCAGCTCTTTGCCAAGTTCGGCGGCGGGTTTGTTCGCTTGAACGCAGATGGCAAGTCCAGTGTTGAGGGTTGCACGTTGGACTTGTTGGCGTATGAGGGCCCGCTGTTCAAGGACAAGTTCGGGCGCCTCTGCGTGAAACCCGGTGACGGCTATGTTGCTCTTGAAGCGCAACCGGACGGAACCATTGCTCAGCTGCAACTGGAGGCGCCGAAATGAAACCAATGCTTGCTGATGACTGGGACCCGGAGAAGGTCAAGTTTCCGGTTCTGGCGCAGCCCAAAATCGACGGGGTTCGCGCTATCAACCTTTTCGGGCAGGTCACCGGGCGCAGCTTGAAGCCATTCGGCAACAAGTATGTCAGCCGTATCTTCAGCCACAGCGCAACCCTTGGTTTCGATGGCGAAATGGCGGTTGAAGTTGAAACGCATCCTGATCTGTGCAGGATGACCACAAGCGCACTCAGCTCGCATGATGGTTCGCCTTGGGTTGCTTGGCACCTGTTTGATCTTGTTCGGGCTGACACGAAAGGCTTGCCCTACATGCAGCGAATTCAGATTCTGCATCAGGAAGTTGCCAAGCTTGGCGCAGCGGGGAATGACATTTTCCGTCACGTGCAAGTCGTTGAAGGCGTGCTCTGCCACAACATGGACGAGCTTCAGTCACGGATTGATGTCAACGCTGCACTTGGCTACGAAGGAACAATTCTTCGTGACCCGCACGCGCCACACAAGTCAGGCCGCAGCACGATTCGCGAAGGCGGTTTGTTGCGCATCAAGGCGTTCATGGACGCTGAAGCTGTGGTTACTGCTGTCCACGAAGGGGAAACCAACAACAACGAAGCAACAATCAACGCGCTCGGATACACTGAGCGCAGCACGCATCAAGCTAACATGGTCAAGAACGGTCTTGTCGGCACGCTGACTGCGAAACTTCTTGCGCCGATTGAAACGCCGAATAAGCGGTTCGAAGCTGGTGAAGAAATCACAATCGCAGCTGGCAAAATGACGTCTGAAGAGCGGGCGCATTACCTGTTGCACCCCGCTGAAATTGTTGGTAGGGTTGTGAAATTCCAATACTTCCCGCATGGAGTGAAGGACAAGTTGCGATTCCCGACCTTCCAGAGCATTCGCATGAAAGAGGACATGTCATGAGCCAGAGCATCCTTGGTGGAATCACGACGGGTGCCACCCGGACCGGGTTGCGAATTCTGATTGCGGGGCAGGAAAAGCTCGGCAAGACTACCTTGTGCAGCTATGCGCCCGGCGCGCTGCTCGTTCCGTTGGAAGTCGGGTTCGCGGGGGTCGCTGTTGCGAAGACCCCAAGGCTTGAGACGCTTGCGCAAGTCCACTCGCTGATTGACGAAGTGACGATGTATGCGCAGCAAGGGAATTTCCCATTCAAGACACTTGTCTTTGACAGTGCCACCGCATTGGAACGGATGATCCATGACGCGGTGATCGAACGCGACCCGCTCTACCGCCCTGGGAGCAAGAAAATCATCACGATGGAAAGTTGCCACGGGGGTTATGGGAAGGGATACAACCTTGCCAACGAAGACCTTGACGCTATCCTTGTGAAACTTGACGCGCTGGCGGTCTACGGGGGTCTGAACATTGTTCTCACCTGCCACGTGTTTTCAAGCAAGGTGATGGACCCTACCGCGGGCGAATACGATTCGTGGGACTTGCTTCTGCATTCCCCGAAAAACCAGAAGACCTATGGGAAGCGTGAACGCATGACCCAATGGGCTGACATTATCGGGTTTCTCTACGAACCTGTCTATGTCAGCAAAACCGATAACTTGTCCAAGGCTATGTCCCAGAATAAGGGGCGGGTCTTGGGTCTGAGCAGGACGCCAGGCTATACCGCCGGGAACAGGTTTGGCATCACGGGGGAAATTCCAATCCCAGCTCCCCCGCAGAATGGATGGAACGCGCTTGCTCACGCGGTCTATACGCAGACCGGGATTGATATCTTCAACCGCCAGTAAAGGAACAGTTCCACATGGCACAACTTCACTTTGACGCGTCCAAAGTTGAACCGGACAACGGGATCGAAGTCGTTCCCGCTGGCTGGTATAACGCGGCGATCGACGAAAGCGGCAACAAGCCGACCAAGGACGGCGTGAACAGCTACACGCAGTTTCGGTTCACCATTCTCGACGGCCAATACAAGGGCCGGAAGCTGTTCGCCCGGTTCAATCTGCAGCACACGAACGCTCAGACGTCCGAGATCGCTCAGCGCCAGCTGTCCGCTCTTTGCCACGCTGCCGGCGTTCTGCAGCTGAGCGATACGCAGCAGCTCCACAACATCCCGATGAAGGTGAAAGCCATCGTCAAGAAGGATGAGGGCTACGAACCGTCGAACGAGCTTCGCAGCTTCAAGAACATCAACGAAGCTGTCGATGGTCAGCCTGCTGGTGCTCCGGCCGCTACCGCACCGCCCGCTGCCCAGATTCCGCCCGCGCAGCCCTGGGCGCAACAGACCCAGGCAGCACCGCCCGCAGCTCCGCCGGCAGCACCCCCGGTCGCCCCGCCGGCCGCAGCGTTCCCGCCTGCGGGTTGGTTGGCACATCCGAGCGCACCCGGCTACTACTACGCCGGAAACGAAGTTCTCAGCGAAGCTGATCTTCGTGCTCGGTTCCCTGCTCAGCCTGCTGCACCAGCGGCACCCCCTGCCCCGCCCGCAGCGCCCGCAGCGCCCGCAGCGCCGCCCGCACAAGGGGGTTGGCAGCAACCGGCAGGTCAGCAGCCTTGGGGGCAACCCGGTGGCGCTGCGCCTGGCGCTCCGCCCGCTGCGGCTGGTGCTCCTGCTGCGCCCGAGGCACCGCACCCCGCTCAGGGGTTCGCGCCTCCGTGGACTCAGAAGCCTGGCGGCTGACGCTCGCTGCCTCAACTAGGCGCCTGGAAACGGGCGCCATTTTCAGTCAGCGAGGAACAGATGACAAACGTAAAAGTCGCCTTTGCGACACTCCGCAGAATCGACGAAATCGTTGCAGCTGACGGAGGTGCTTCCTTTCGTGGATGGCTCGGAAAAGTCATTCCGCATATAGGCGACGCATATCGCACCGATGAAGAAGAGCATAGGTCGCACCTTGGCGCGTCCATTCTTGGGCAAGAGTGCAATCGGGCAATCTGGTATAACTTTCACTGGACAACAAAAGGGGCATTTGAAGGGCGGATGCTGCGGTTGTTCAACCGGGGACATCTTGAAGAAGCTCGTTTTATTGCGCTGCTTCTGATGATTGGTTGCCAGATTTATCAGCAGGACGAAAACGGGAAACAGTTTCGTATCCACTTTGGCGACGGGCATGGGGGCGGCAGCGGTGACGGTATCGCAATCAACGTTCCTGATATACCGCCCGGGCTTCCTGCACTGAGCGAGTTCAAGACGCATAGCGAAAAATCGTTTATTGAGCTTGCTGGTCCGCTGAAAGACTGGCGTGACTACCTTGCAGGAAAGACTACGAAGTTTCCCGGGAAAGGTGTCAAGGAGGCAAAGTTCGAACACTATGTTCAGATGAACCTCTATATGCACAAGATGGGAATCGGTCACGCGCTCTACGTTGCGGTGAACAAGAACACCGATGATCTCTACGCTGAGGTTCTTACGGTCGACCCGCTTCTGGCTCAGATGTATCTTGACAAAGGTGAGCAAATCATCTGGAGCAAGACGCCGCCCGACAAATTGAATCCTAGCCCAGGCTTCTGGAAGTGCAGATTCTGTGACCACAAACCCGTCTGCCACCTTGGCGCCGCGCCGGACATCAACTGCCGAACTTGCCGCTTTTCTGACCCTGCACCCGGTGGCGTCTGGCAATGCTCAAACGTTGTCTGCCCAGGCCCGATTGATAAGAAGACACAACTAACTGGTTGCAGCCACTACGAGCGCTCGAGAGTTATCTGATGATCAGGGACCGGCCTTACCAAACTGAAGCAGTAGCATCAATCTGGGATTATTTCAGAAGCAATTCCGGAAACCCGGTCGTTGCTATGCCTACGGGAACGGGCAAGTCGATTATCATCGCTCGATTCTTGCAGTCAATCTACTCGCACTTTCCAGGCCAGAAAGTGATGATCCTGACACACGTTAAAGAGCTTATCCAACAGAACTATGAGAAGCTGATGATGGTCTGGCCTTTTGCGCCAGCGGGGATATACAGTGCAGGCCTGAACCAGAAGACCCACAATCGTCCGATCACCTTTGCTGGCATCGCTTCCGTAGCTAATAAGGCTTCGTTGTTCGGGCACGTTGATTTGATTATTGTTGACGAAGCGCATCTGGTAAGCCCAGCTGAGTCGACAATGTATCAAACGTTCATTAACGCACTGCTCGCGATGAACCCCATGCTGAAGGTCATAGGGTTGACAGCAACTCCGTGGAGGCTTGGGCATGGGCACATCACCAGCCCTGTGGTTAATCCGGACAAGAGTGAAACACCAAGCATCTTCACCGACGTATGTTTCGACATAACGGGGGTGATTGCATTCAATCGACTGATTTCTGAAGGCTACCTTGTTCCGCTTGTGCCACGCCGGACAGCCACTAAACTTGATGTTGAGGGCGTGCATATGCGGGGCGGCGAGTTCATTGAGAGTGAGCTTCAGAAAGCTGTCGACAAAGACGAAACAACAATGGCAGCACTTCGTGAAGCCATGGAGCTTGGGCACGATCGAAACAAGTGGCTGGTCTTTGCGTCTGGGACCGATCACGCTGACCACATTGCCGATATGCTTAATCTGCTTGGCGTTTCTGCGGGTTGCGTCCATAGCAAGCGCGAAGGTCGGGACCAAGCAATTCGTGATTTCAAAGCTGGTAAGCTTCGCGCGCTGGTGAACAACAATGTGTTGACAACGGGATTTGATGATCCTGGAATTGACATGATTGTTGTTCTGCGTCCAACTGCTTCACCCGTTCTTTGGGTGCAGATGCTTGGCCGTGGAACACGACCGTTCTATCACAACCCAATGACTGGGCATAACGGTGGACCGCTGTTTGACCTTGACACCCCTGAGGGTAGATTGGCGTCGATTGCTGCAAGTCCTAAGCAGAACTGTCTCGTTCTTGATTACGCCCAGAATACAAAGCGTCTCGGTCCAGTCAACGATCCTGTAATTCCGAAGCGAAAGGGTGAAGGCGGAGGTGAAGCGCCGGTTAAGGAATGCCCGGTCTGCCACTGCTACTGCCACGCAAGCGCCCGATTCTGCACTGGCATTGACAGCTCAACTGGCAAAGAGTGTGGACATGAGTTTCAGTTCACGAATAAACTCAAAGAAGAAGCTGCGTCTGAGCAACTTATCCGAGGTGACTTTCCGGTCATGCAGATATTTGCGGTCGACCACGTTGTAGCCAAGAAGCATCTTAAAGAAGGTCGGCCCCCGTCGATTAAAGTCTCATACTACTGCGGTCGTCGTGTCTTTAGTGAATACGTCTGCCCTGAGCACGATAAGTATGCGCTTCGCAAAGCGCAACAGTGGTGGCGGGAACGGACTAAAGAACCTTTTGTTGGATCCACAGACCATGTCCTTTCGGTCTTGAAGAACTTGCCCGTTGCAACACACTTGCGAGTCTGGACAAACAAGCAATATCCGGAAATTATGGCGACCTGCCTTGATGGAACCGCCTTCGGTGCAACCGAGCGCTCAGATTACGACGAAGGTCCTTCAATTGAGCTGGAAGCAGATACTTCCGCGATTGCCGGCTACATGTCGACGTTGAAGAAACCAGGAACGACGCAAGCAGGCGAAACCCGAGTCATTGACGATGATGACATTCCGTTCTGAATTTTAGCTATTGCGTTCGCTGTTGGTTCTGCTACTGTAAGCAAGTAGGCAATTCAGCTTGAGGAGCGAACCATGTCCCTGGATTTTGACGTCAGCGCGGTGAAGGACTTTCAGAATGTGACCACAGCTCCGCATGAGCGCTTCGGGAAGGCACAGTGGCACCCGGTCACTGAAGTCCTGGTGTGGGCAACCATACCGTGCGGCTTCTACCAGATCACCGAGAAGAACCTGGACGAAGTCTGGGAGAGGGTCAACATCTGGCAGATGATCAACGGCAGCTTGCTCAACGGTCCGAAAGGTGGAATCCACCTGAGCAAGAAGGACGTTGAGATGCACATCGGTCTTCGGACCAATGCAACTTCGAAGACCCGCGCGGAGTTCATGAAGACGATTCAGCGGGTCGCACAGGAGCGCGCATGCAAGGTGAGCGCGATGGAAACGATCGGCTGGAAGGGGCGCCCGGGCAATGACAACTGATCAGATGGATGGTGTCGTCCGCGTTGAGATTGAGATGAACATGAACTGGGCTGAAAAGAACCCAGAGCTGTTCGTCGCAAAATGTAACGAGTTCTCGTGCAAGTATCACTTCAGCAAGTGGAAGCACGAAATTGATTTGTCCAGGGATCGGTTCGTGACGCTTATTGCGAAAAGGAGGGAGTGATGCACGTCGCGATTGACATGGACAAGATGCGCGTGCTGAACGTGCATCGCGTGCAAGACATACTTCACGGTCTGGTTCAGCTTGAAGCTGCCAACGTGAAGAATGTGAAGTTCGAAAACACCGATAGCCCCTACTTCCTGGCGGGGCTCAAGGTCTTGCAGATGCAACTTCTCTACACCAGTGTGACAGGTGAACCCGGTCTGGCATTGACTCACGCCGAACGGCGAGCGGCGCTCACTGTGGTCATTGGCGCGATGAAGCCACCACTCGTTGACGATCAAGAGCTTGACAAACAGATCACATCCGTTGAAGCACAATTGAAGCTTCCGGTTGGCAAAGTTCCTTTCTACCGTTATGCGCTCGGCAGCAGAACGCCAAAGACTGTTGACGATATTTTGCCCCGCACACTTCAAATGACTGATGCTATGCGTAGCGCAGCCAAAGGGGCCGCTACAGCGCTGCAACCGCTGCCCGCGGCAACCATACCGGCACCCCGCCCCGCTGGCGTAGCGCGGCAGCCTGCGGGCACCCCGCGCCCCGCTGGTGCTGAGCCAACCGGGGGAGTTGCAGGTGAGATCTGGATGGTGGCTGACAAGATGTGGAAAGAAGCTGGAAGCCCCAAGGACACGAAAGTCGTTCTGAAGCTGCGGATGACAATGATGGAAGTGCTTGAGACTCAGCACGACATTAAGCGCACGACAGCTTCGAACACATTGGGCCAGTGGATGAAAGCCCGATTGTCGTAAGTTTTCTAAAATTCGCCCTTGTAATTGCCCGCAGGGGTGCTAACGTAACGAACCGCTGCCCGCGTGGGCATTAACCCTGAAGGAGAGATACGATGGACACGAATACCGAGGCCGCTCCGGCGGTTAATGAAGCCGCTGTGAGGGCTGCTGCTGCCTCGCAGGCTGCTGCCGACAAAGCTGCCGAGAAGGCAGCGAAGGACGCTGAGAAGGCTGCTGCCAAGGCGCAGAAGGCTGCCGAGAAGGAAGCCCAGAAAGCTGCCAAGGCTGCGGAAGCCGAAGCTGCCAAGGCTGCCAAGGCGGCGGAGAAAGCTGCCAAGGAGCAGGCCAAGGCTGATGCGAAGGCCGCTGCGCTGGCTGCCAAGGAAGCGAACAAGATGCCTGAAGCGAACGGGGTGCGCCGGCCGAAGCCCGAAACCCTGTGTGGCCAGGCCTGGGCGATCTTCGACGAGGTGTCGCAGCGCAACCAGAGCACCGCGTCGATCGGCGAGTCGATGGAAATCGCGCGGGCGCGCGGTCTGAACGAAGCGAACGTTCGCGCCGAGTATGCGCGCTGGCGGAAGTTCTACGGCGTGACCGGCCGCATCGCTGCTCCGAAGCCCGCTGCGCCGGCCGCTCCGGTGGCTCCCGAGCCCGCGGCTGCTGAGTAACTGGCACGGGTTGGTTCA